GAATCCTTTTCACTTGGATCTGACTTTACCACTGAAGAATTCCTAACAAAATTTGGTAGAGGTTCTAGCTTCCCACAAGTTCATCACAACAATAGTAATATTGGAGGGATGAAAGACACCGTAAGGTACATTACAGAACATAATTATCATGAATGATTTGAATCCTACAACAGTAATCCACGAAAGGTTCCCATATCGATTTGTTCAGAAAGGTTACATTGAATTAAATGGTAAACCAGACTTTCGTTTACAGAAAGCACATGAATACAGTAAAAAGTTCAGTGATATATACCTGTTTGACAACCGAGATCAACTACTTCTTGCAATTGAAGACCAGGAATACCCCAAGTGGTTAGACCCAGAGGGTGTACCATGTTACGTCAAAGATAGTGTAGGATATAACAACTGACCTAAATTACTATGGATGAACTAGACATCAACCGTGGCTTCGAAGCCATGATACCTAGGAAGAAACAGGAGAAGACACCATCACTATTCAGTCACAGTTTAAGATTTAAAATCTTTAACAAGAGAATACACTTTTTACTAGAGATCAACACAGGAGACGACTGATGATCACTTTCTTACTATCCTTCTTATTTCTATCAGTTGGATTAATACTAGGTTGGCTAGGTGCTGAACGATACATTCAACATCTTGCATTTAGTCGACACGATTTCGAAGAATTGTTTGAAGAAAATCCACACCCAGAGATTTATAATAAGGATGGTGAGATCAATCGTGGAGATTACATGTATGTGAATTTTGATCTGGGGTATGACCCGGAACAATTTGATCCAGAGGACGTCGTAGAGGATTGATTCAGAGGGTGGGGTTGACAGACCTCACCCTTTCCTGTATAATTAGTCATGTAACAAGGGAGAACCCAGTGGGAATTCTTATCGACATGAATCAGATTGCCATCAGCCATCTGATGGTTCGTAGTAAAATTGAAAACGGCATCCACATTGAGAGTATTCGTAAGTCAATCATCCGTGTTCTAGCACGTATTGATAAGAAGTTTAAAAATGAGTATGGTGACATGGTGCTCTGCTACGATGACAAAAATTACTGGAGGAGACAAATCTTCCCCTTCTACAAGCAGAATCGTAAACAGGAACGTGAACAATCCAAGTATAACTGGGACGAAGTGTTTTCCGTACTAAATACTATCAGGGATGAGATACGTGGAAACTTTCCGTATCATGTCATCCAGGTTCAAAGTGCAGAAGCAGATGATGTTATTGCTTCTATCGTCAAACAAAATGCCGATCTAGAAACACCAGAACCTATGTTGATTCTATCAGCAGATAAGGATTTCATTCAACTACACAAGTATAATCTTGTAAAACAGTATGATATGATCCGAAATAGGTGGATTGAACACGAAGATCCAATTCAATACCTACAAGAACACATCATTAAAGGAGATCGTTCAGATGGTATTCCTAATATCCTTACATGTGATGATGCAATCGTTACAGGTAAACCACAGAAGAAGATGAGTCGAGAGAAGATCTCAACTCTGGCGAGCATGGACCCTAACAAGTTTACAAATTACATACGTCTTCGGAACTGGAAGAGGAACGCTGAACTGATCGACTTTAGACAGATTCCTTCTGATGTTAGAGATAAGATCCTGGTGACTTATAATACTAACAAACCAAGAGAATCTATCTCAATGGACTACTTCATCCAAAACAAACTACAAGATATTATTGAGGAATTTGTATAGTGAAATTTGATATCAGGGACATCCCTGCCTATTTTATCAATTTAGATAAAGATGTAGACAAATATACATCTACCACGTCTCTATTACATTACCTTGAATTTAAGGACATCAATAGGTTCCCTGGTATTAAAGCTAATCGTGGATGTGAAAAATCTCATCACCAACTCTTATCTGATAAGTCCATACCAACTCCATGTTTGGTACTAGAAGATGACATCTTATTCACTGGTAATGATAACTTTGTTATTGATGTACCAGATGATGCTGATGCTCTATATATTGGTGTTTCACAATGGGCGAGATTTCTTAACTTCAGTGGACCATTTGTATGTTATGAACCATGCAAAGAAGACATGGTAAGGATATTTAACATGATGACGACTCATGCAATTCTTTACATCTCGGAAGAATATAGAAACATGATATCACGTGTAGCTAAATATCATTCATTCGAAAATCCATCACCTTTTGATATTGGTGTAGCTGATATCCAAAAATATTTTAATGTTTATGCATTAGATTTTCCCATATTCAAACAATCTGCATATAATAATAAGTCAACCTCCATTAGAGTGACAGATGTTGGAATGGACCCGGAGAAACAACATCAATACTTTAAATCTAAAATGTATAAGATCAATGAGTTATTGAACATACCAGACAAAGCAGGAAACAGAAGTCACTATTCACCATCAACATTTACTAAACATGTCAAGACCCAAGACCCCAAAACTACCAGTAAGCAAGACACTAATCTCGGAAGTACTACAGAGAGTGTCGAACGCAAAGACGAAGGACGAAAAGGTAAAGATCCTAGTTGAATACAAGTCACCTGCACTTACCAAACTACTTCTTTGTAACTTTGCGAAGTCTGTAGAATTTGTATTCCCAGATGGTAAGACTCCCTTCACAGAATCAGATACACCTAAAGGTATTAACCACCAGATGTTGTATAATGAGCAACGTCACATTGATAAATTCATTAAGAAGACTGTCAATGGTGTCACCTACTTTGGATGTTCAGGTACTAACAGACCTAAGATTCAACAACTAAAGAAGGAAGCCATGTGGATTCAACTCCTTGAAGCACTTCACCAAGAAGAAGCAGACCTTATGGATTTGATTAAGGATAAGAAACTAACCACTAGGTATAAGGTCACACGTCAAAATGTAATCGATGCGTTTCCTGAACTAGGTTTACAACATGAAACCTGAACCAACATACAAGAAACTTAAACGATTACTAGAACAACTAAAAACATTCGATGAACAGGTCGACCAACACATCAAAGATCAACTCAAACAAAATGCAGACACAAAAACTGATAGCTCTGATCAACCAACTCAAGACGACAGTGAACCAGCTGGAGGGGGAGATTAACCCGATTCCACCTAGAAGGGTGTCATATGAGGACATTTTGGTGTATAATGAAGTCGATGGTGATGGTTGGGTAGGTCTGTAATGGGTCTCAAAAAGAAGACCATTAACATGGTCAAAAAGATTCTTAACAATGAGAACAAACGAAAACAGTACAGTGAAGAGGAGTTAACCTACATGAAACTTGCTCTTGTCCGTCTTGAACTAGAACGTAAACGTCGTAAGACGGAACGTCAATCTAAAAAAGGTTTTGGTTATCAATCAGAGGAAACAAATGACTAGTGTGAAACTTATCTCTTGTACTCAAGGTGCAGGAGAACTACAAGGTAAAGGACCACAAGAAGTCATTACCTATGTGGCTAGGGTATCTAACCCACATAATCAATCTAATTTTAATACAGCTGCCGGACTACTTAAGTATTGTATTAAACATCAACACTGGTCTATCTTTGAGACTGCATCGATGACACTTGAGATTAATACTAACCGTGGTATTGCTGCTCAAGTACTTCGTCATAGGTCGTTTACTTTTCAAGAGTTCTCACAAAGATATGCGGACACGAAACTTCTGGAACAAACTATTCCCGTTCCTGAACTTAGGAAACAAGACACAAAAAACAGACAGAACTCTACGAACGATTTACCACCAGGCGTGGTGGATGATTATCAAAAAAAGATTGAGAAACATTTCGAAGATGGAATGTATCTTTATAATAACCTGCTTGATAACGGTATTGCTAAAGAATGCGCTCGTTTTGTTCTGCCTCTTTCTACTCCTACTCGTTTATACATGACCGGTTCTGTTCGCTCATGGATTACATATATCAATCTACGATCTGCTAATGGAACACAAGAAGAACATCGTCAGATAGCTGAAGGATGTCGTGAAGTATTCATGGAAATCTTCCCTGATATATCAACGGCCCTTGAGTGGCAAATAAATAGTGATGTGAGTTAATAATTATTTTGGCAACTTATCCTGTTAAACACGCCGAGACCGGTGAAGAGAAAGAAGTCTGTATGTCTGTCCATGACATTCAGCAATGGTATAAAGACAACCCTGAGTGGGGTAGAGACTGGTCTAAGGGTGCGTCAATGCCCTGTGACGAAGGAGAATGGAAACATAAACTAGTCAACAAACATCCAGGGTGGAAGAATGT